CCCCAAAATATAATCGTATGGGTTCATATCTTAACACCACACCAAAAGGAAAAATAAAAAGATGATTGATTATCCACATCGCATGACACCAACAGTCTATGTGCTTGAAACAGAACCGAAATACATCTTCTCAAGTAAAGCACAAGCAAGAATGAAATATAAATCAATGGGTTATCCAGCTTACAAAGCACCAGTTACAACCCATACATTTAATAACAAGCAAGACTTGTTTGATTTTATTTGCCATCAAATAAGATTAGGAGATAATGATGAAAGAGTTGTTTCAAGAGACGACCTATGAAAAGATAGTATCTCTTCTCATAGACAAGCGTAACAAGCTTGAGATGTCACAAGAACAACTAGCCCATAAGATTGGTTGCGATAGAACACTGATTTATAAATGGGAAAGATACAAACGAAGACCATCTGGTTTTCTATTTGAGTGCTGGTTGGAGGCATTAAATCTTGAGCTTGTCATTAAAGAAAAAGATGAGTCGATCCCAGAAATGTGACTCATGTGACGTGACAACCAAGTGGTTTGTTTGCATAGGATATACAAAACCATACTACACAATATGTGTGAACTGCTATGAGAGGGACATATGGCAAACAAGAATCGCAACAAAGGAAACTATCACGAAAAAGAAATCGTCAAGTGGCTCAACTCGCTCGACTTCAAAGCGAAAAGACAGCCTCTCTCAGGCAGTCTGGGAGGCGAGTATAGAGGAGACATCCTCTGGACAATCGGAGACAGACAACTGGTGGTCGAAGTAAAGTACAGAGACAAGTCCAACTTCCCTAATCCATTTACGCTGTTCGATGATAAAGACATTGTAATTTATAAAAGAAGAAACGGCTCACCCAAAATGATTGTGATGTTTGAAGCTGACATTTTTGCAGATAACATTGCACCATTGTTAACAGGAGATGCAGATGAAGAAACTAATACCTGATGACTGGCAACCAACGCCAGAACTTATCCAATCAATAAACACAAAACTTAACAACGAGGTTAATCATGAGTCTGAAACAGATCAATTTATCAACTACCATCTCAGCAAAGGCAACAAGTTTGCCGACATCGAGAGAGCTTATCGCAACTGGTGTCGGAAGTCTGTTGAGTACGCCAAAGCAAGAGAAAGCCGCACTGCGTTTAATGGATATTTCCAATCCGGAAAAGATAGATCAGAGTCTTCTTTCTTCGCTGGAGTCTTTGACCGGATATCCAGTGAATGAAGTTACATCATGTAGATACAACGATCATCGTGGTGTTGACATATTGTGCAGAGGTTTCAAATTAAGATTTGATTCTATTGAGGTGGCAGACAAGGCAGTTCAACTTGTGGCATGTTCGTTTGTTGGGATGCCCAAGCAAGAGTTAAGCAAGAGACTTGCTGTTTTATCTACACTGGTTGTCAAGCCAACAGGTGAGTCATCAAAAGATTTAGCCTTGCGTGTGCAATCTTTGTCGTTACAGCTTCAAGATTATCCGGCTGATATTGTTGATGCGGCTATCAAAGAAGTGCAGAACACTACTACATTCTGGCCTTCTTACTCAGAGTTTTACAAGCACATCAAGTGGCGCATGATGCGCAGAGAAAAACTGTACGACTCTATAGTTTTATTGCGTAATCAGCTTGCAATTCCACAGTAATCCCATTAAGATACATACAGCAACAGGAGGTAACAATGAATCGAATAGGATTCCTTGGCGGTTCGGACATGTACCGCATCATGATGGACGATTGGCAATCACTCTGGGAAGAGAAGACAGAACGCACACCACCCCCAGACCTATCTCAAAACATTGCCGTACAACTCGGATCATACACTGAACAATTCAATCTTGACTGGTTCGCAACCCAACACAAGACAGAACTCACATCAACTCAAGCTACATACAGCAAGAGCGTCGATGACCTCATACTGAAAGGTCAAATCGATGCTCTTGCCTATGACGGAACCGCTATTGTTGAAGCCAAACACACCAACAGCATGACCAACATGGAGCAGTGCATCTACAGATACATGCCACAAATACAATTCTATATGTATCTGGCTGACATAGATCGCTGTTTCTTGAGCGTGATCTTTGGTAACAACAAATGGGAATCAGTTTGTGTACAATATGATGAAACATTTACCAAGAATATGATTGCAAAAGCATCAGAGTTTTGGGTGCATGTTACCAGCGATACACCACCAGACTTTGACATTGCACACAAATCTTACGACATAGATAAGATTAGTGTTGATGACATGATAAGGCGTGATGCTTCTACAGATAACTTCTTCAATGACCTAGCGCATCAGTACATAGAACAAATGCCTAACGCATATAACTTTGACAACATCAAGAAACAACTGAAAGAATTAGTGGCTGACAATGAACGTGAAGTCTACTCGCCCTTGCTTACAATCAAGCGTGACAAGCGTGGGTCATTACGAATCAACATCCATCAGGAGAAGTAAATGTTTCATACTGCGTATTATACCTGTGAGCATTGCGAACATAGCTGGCACACAGGCTGGGCAAAACACTTTAAGATACATCAGATGCAAGACTCTTGCCCAAAAGATTGCTGTAGAGAAGCAATCGAAAACCCAGAAGAACCACACATAATTAAATCAGGAGATAAAAATGTCAGACAATCTTAAACTATGGAACACAGTATCTAAATCTGATCCTAAGTTTCTCAAGAAAGTTAGCTTCGGCTCACGCGGATTCACTGCTATTGATCCACAGTATCAGGTGCGTTGCGCTACAGAACAGTTCGGACCTGTCGGTCAGGGCTGGGGCTGGGTAAATGAAACAAGATTCATCAATGTATCTAATGGTGATACAGCCGTTATAGCAGATGTATCTATCTGGACTGGCAAACCAGAAAATATATTCGGTCCGTTCTCAGGTTGTCGTAAGTTCTTTGACTCAGCTAAAGGACGCATGGCAGAAGACGCACCAAAGATGGCTATCACTGATGGCTTGACCAAAGCACTATCTCACCTTGGCTTCAATGCAGATGTATTCCTTGGTGAAATGGACGGCAACAAGTATGCCGCAGACTCTAAGCAACCTAACTCAAACGCACAGAAAGGCGGTTGGTAATGACTGAACATGACAACACAAACAGAGGCGCGGCTTTCACACCGTACCCAGAACAGAAGTTTATTTTATCAGGAAGAATTAACTATCACGGAACAGATCGTAATGTTGCGTTGATTACTGGTGAAACAAAAGATGGCAAGAAAAAGATTGAGGTCTATCAAAAGATTGGCATCATGTTTGAGAATGATCGTAAAGATGTGCCAGCCAAACCAGACTACACTGGCATGATTGACAATACTAATCTACGTCTTGCCGCATGGCGTGGTGATAAAGATGGTAAGCCATACCTATCTTATCAAGTCTCAGAAAAGCAAGACGCGCCACAAACAGCCGTGCCTCAGAGTCCACAGCAAGATGCTGGACAGGATGTAAATGATGATGTACCTTTCTAGTATCTCCTAGACGAAGGTAACCTCCCAAACTCCAGCCCCTTGTGGGCTGGCTTTCTTTATGGAGAATCTCATGCAAATAAGAAGTGATGTACCTATACCGCCACCGCTCAAAGAACGTGGCAAATGGAACTGGTTGAATGTTTTAGAAGTTGGTCAAAGCATACACTTTGAAGAGTACAAAAAATTTGAGAATGCTAGACGCACACTACGAACTAGAGGATTCCAAACAGTTACAAGAAAAATGCAAGACTCTTGGGTAATTTGGATTACGCAAAGACCGGAGTAAATACAACATAACCTTCATCTGGATTGTAAGTATAAACTTCATTGCGGTTATCTTTAGCTTTGTAACTGCAATGAATCCAGCCAGTGTTACCACCCTTGTAACACTCAAGAATTAACTGATCATAATCAATGTTATTATAAATCCATTTAACTACCTCAAGGTTATCAATGCTTGGCACCTCAAAGTCTACAGCTTGACCTTTAGCGTGCTGACTTTTAGCACTGCTACCTATTAATTTACACAACTCTTTTGTACGATAGCCACTAGAGGGCGTAAACGGCACGCCAAAGCGTTCTCTTACAGGCTCTAGTACATTCGTACACACAAGAGCCAACGCCTTTATATGAGCCTCTGAGGGCTGATTACTAATGCCATGTCTTTCTGCTGTCTGACTACGAGTCATCTCTCTTAGCGTAAAATGTTTACTCAGTCTCATTACTTCTTTCCTTTGAAGCTATCAACAACACCACCACCAAAATAAAATCCTAATATAATAAGCATCGCATAATTAATACTAAACTGCTCCATCACCTTAGTCACCGCATCTGGATCACCATATCCGGATATCGTCATGCCCAGCACGATCATATAACTACCCAAGAATGTGCCGCCAAACATCAAAGCCAAATATCTTTGGGCAATCTTGAATGGTGCATAAGCACCCATCAAATCAATCTTGGCCTTACTCTTAGCCGCAATCTCTTCTTCAGTGCTGGTATGCATGTCATCGATAAGGCTCAAGCCTCTCTTAATTACATCACCACCCCCAAGGATGGAATTTAGGACACCCATCATAGCTAACTCCTTAAATAATAAGCAACTATACCAGCAATCCCAACCATTAGGAAGACCGCCATTGCACCTACTAACATTTCTAATATGAATTGCTTGCGTCTTCTAGCCTTCTTCTCAGCCTCACGTCTTTCTGTACGACACTTGGCTTGGAACGCTTGCCAGTCTGACCACAGTCGTGGCCTACCAATGTATATCATTATTTTCTTGAGTTCATACTCAGCATCCTTGACTTGTTCTAATGCAAGAAACGCTTCTAAATCTGAGCCGCCAACAGATGATTTGTTCTTGCCAGCTACTTTCTTTTCTAACCCTTCTTTCGCACCAACAAACTTAGCAATTGCTCCGCCAGCCCTAGCCAAATCGCCAGAGTTTTGAACCGCTTGCTTGATAACAGCAAATGCGGCATTGGCGGCGGCTAGTTCGGCTAACATCAGTATACTTTCGTTTTGTTAGGGTCGATTGCTTTCGGTAAGCAGTATGCTGTAACCCTATCGCGTGGGTCAACTAAATCCAAATGCTCGTAATTTCCGTGGGTTCGGGTGACTTGCTTTGCGAAATAATTACAATCATCAACAGAACGAAAGTGTAACAAATTCTTAGCAATTGCTCTTCGGTCATCGCCTACCCCTTGATACATAACCAAAACAAATGCGACAACCCATTCTGCCATTACTTTTCCATCAGCCTATGTAGCAAGTCTTCTAGCCTACCAAACCTGTCTTCAATCCGTCCCATCATCGCAGACATCTCATCCTTGTGGATGAAGGTTTCTCTCGTGGAATTGATGCGTTCTTCCAGACGGTTCACCCTAGCAGTCAGATGGTTAATATACCAGCCACCGCCAGTGATTATAACACCTATAAGAATGTCAGCTAAGAAACCCATTTCCATTATGATACAAATCCTGTGTATGTTACCCTTGTGCTATTTTCATCATTGCATATAACTTCTTCTACTTCATGAAGATAGTGGCTTGGGAATATTAACCCTGTATTTTGCTCACAAGAAATTTTACTATTAAAGTCTGTAAGCACTAAGCTGCCCCCCTCAAAATTTTTAGGCATAGGCCAAACAAGCATTGTTAAACAAGCGGTGTCGCGATGTTGTTTGTAATAATTTCCTTGTTCATATTTGGTAACCAAAACGTTAAATCCACTACTTGATTTAAAATAATTCATTGCGCTTTTAAGAGGGAAGGAATGATTTTTCATTTCCTTAAATATTTCTTCAAACATTCTGTTTGCCGGAGAAACAAAAGAGTATTCTGGACTGTACACGTGTCCTAGCCAAACCCCCTTATTTTCTTTTAATGGTTTTCCTTCACCATCTTTAGCTGTTCCTGTTTCATCTGGCGCGAATAGTTTATTGTTTAATACAGAAAACTCCGAAACAAGTTCATCGCAATTTAAATTACTTAAATAAACAACATCCGTATCCTGACAATGTCTATAATTAAAGTCATACATAACGCACCTATACCGTAGGCCAAGTAACATCAGCTGTGTCTCTTGCTCTACTCATCGCGTAATCTCCTTCTTATAGGATTCAATCAACATGTCTCTATTTAAATCATTAGCCTTAACCATTTCGTTGCGAAAGCTCTCAACAGCAGAGCCTGTCTGTCTTGATTGTTGAGCATTTTCAATCAACAGCTTCGGCATCCACGCCATAGAGCAACCCCAATCATCTAACTCTTCCCCAGTGTTCGGGTCAGTGCCTCTGACGTGCATAAACCAAGCGCAATCAAACTTTTTGCAAGGCTCAAAGTTATTCAGAGGACAGTTGTCTTTTACCTCTAGTTTCATTCTGGGTTAGCCTCTGCCTCTGCTTCTGCAATAGCCGCTTGTTCAGCATCATAAGCCGCTTGCCAAGTTGTAGCCACGTTTGACCACCAACTAAGTGATGATGTTGAAACATCCATCTCATTATGTGTGTGGGTTTCTGTCGCTCTGTCACCGTGTTCTATTTCACATGTCACACCATCAGGCGACTGAACCGCTAAAATAGTTGAGGGCAACCAAGTCAAGTCAAGGCTTCCATAAAATTGACCGTCCTTGCCTATTTGTCTGTCGCTGTAATTAATTGTCCATTTAGCCATTATTAACTCCGTTTTAATCTTTAGCCGCAATTATCAAGTCAACATAATTTACATTAATTGTAGCTGTTGATGACGACAAAGAGCCAGAAAGGCTGTGACCGTGATTGTGAGAACCGCCACCGCCTGTGTTATTTGTGGTTCCTTTATTAGTTTGAGCAGTCCCATCGTCAAGACCACCGCCAGAACCACCACCGCCATTAATAGTATGACTATGCGATGGCATTTGTGATGTTGATAATGTTGTATTAGAAATGCTACCACTGATTGACACACTACCAGACACAGAAGGTGTAGCCATAGCTGTGCTAAAGGCA